CCAACTTATATTCCTTCCCAAAAACATTAGCTCCGATCGTAGACATAGAAGATTTACCTGAAAATGTCTACGATTTCACGTTATACAATGCCGAAATGAATGGAGTAGACTGGAAACAGGATACTTACATTGCTGAATCTGAAGTTATTTATTCCCCTGATTCTAGACAAACCGTCTGGAGCCCTGCTTTCAATGGCAGGAATATCTTAACCACAATAGCTTCACGTCCACTTAAATCCCTTGGCAAAGTTATACCTGCGACGCTAAAGAAAGACGAAATCGCACTACATATTAGACAACAATTCGATGATGCCCTAAATTATGATGAGATGGTGTTTAGCACCTGGCAATACGCCCTCAAACGTAAATTAGCCGGTCACAACGACATGCACGTTCTAGAAGATTTCCTTTTGTGGAATGACCAATTAAAATCTAACTCAGCTTTAGATCACTACCTAGGTACTTCTAATCCCGTGAAGCGCATTACAATGAAAATGAAGCTGGACGAGAAGTTCTTTAAACCTGATTTCAAACCAAGACCTTATTGTGTTTTCGATATTGAACATACCTACCTTACCGGGCCGGTGTGGTCTACTATCGCCGATCATGCTAAAAATGTACCCTGTTATGCTAATGACATGTCCCATCCAGAAATGGTTGAGGTTGTCAATGTATTAATTCAGGAGACAGCTACCTCGAATCGTAACATGAAACCAATAATCGCTATGTGTAATGACGGCACCAAATTTGATTCCTCTCAATACACATATGTCAAGAAATTCATAGATAATCACGTGTCACACAACGCTCAGTCGCAAGGCCAGTGGGGTGTTGACAAGTACTCAGATTTCAGTGAAACATTCTCAGACGAAATATTTGAAATGACCAGGCAACAAAGAGCACAAGTTACCTTATTAGGCGAGAAAAAGCAGAAACTTGCCTCATGGACCGTTGATGGAACCACCTTTTCAGGTGAAACTTCAACTACAGTTTGTAATACCTTACGTTCTATATTATATGGAGCTTATGCGATATACAGTTGTGGTTTGAATGTTACAGGGATGATACCTCTTCACGAGGATGCACATTACATAGGACTGGTATGCAAAGGCGATGACCAACTATTCTTGGGTACTGTGGAAGACTTAGAGCATTTAGCAGCTTACGGTTTCCCACTAGTTTATCGCGAGAGTGTTGATTCACCGTCAAATGTATTCAACCAGTTTACTGAAGGAGTCAGTTACCAATGGGGATTTTTATCCACAGCTGGTTTAATTGTCGATAGCACTTTACTTTTCATGACCCGCCACTATATGCGTTATGCTCTCTCGAGCAGGTCCGTAGCTAAACGATTGAATCCCACTTTAGTCGCTAAATACGGATTATCAACTATTATAGCAGCGAGGATGTACATGGATTATTGTGTAATGAACGCAATCACGCACACTTCAATAGTATATGCAGCAATTTCTGAATCCCTACTATCAACAATACTGTCTATGACTGATGTAGACGAAGAAGGTCTCCGGGCCTTATTCCCAAAACTCAGGACACAAGAAGATTTTTACGCTACTCTACTAGCAAATCCAAAGGTCGCGCAAGATGTCACTTTAACTAGTGATATGCTCGAGCCTAGTGAGCTTCAACAGCTCGTTGACCTATTGTAAATCGATAGGAAGTTAGACCATCATACCCACTAATTAAACATGCGGGGCGAGTGAGTTATATAATGTGAGCCCCACGGACGAACTTGGTTCGTGGATAAAGCTGATCAACATGTTATATAGCCTCCCTAATAGGAGGAGAGCACCAGAATTGCCTGCATACCCGCTATAGGGATTATAAATTAGTTTATTAGGGTCTCATAACTTATCTGTTTGCGAAAGCAATCAACAACCCAACCCAGCGTCTGG